CATTGCTTTTGTTTTTTTTATTACCACTAAATAATGTTGGGTCTTTTTCTGTACTTTGCTGCTCCATGTATTCTGTTATGATTTTAAAAAGAGCAGAATCAGTTATCAATACTGACCTATTACCTAAGTTCTCAAACGTTATTTTATACTCCCCTTCTTTTAAAACTATCTCTTTCATTGTTTAAGTTTTTTAATTGCACATTCAGGACAATATAAATTAATAGAAGTTTTTCTCCATCCTGCTGCAAAAAATATTGCACAAGCAGAATCTTCATCTACCATATTTACTGTTTTGGTTTTCTTACAAATACTACAAGTAATGTCGTGAGATGTTATTATTTCATCCCATAAGTCAGTTGCGTTATACTTTTTCATTAATCATTTGTTTAGTAAATGAGGGTGCTGGTGTACGTTGCCTATGACTTCAATTGATTTTGTAGATGGGGCGGCAAAATCGTATCCAATAGTCAATTGCCCGTCATTGCCTTCTAATTCTTCATATTTAACTTCATGGTTAAATTTACCGCCGTAACTTACAATATCTCCTTCATATATAGGAGTGCCGGATTTGTCGGGAAGCCCTGAAAATTCTACAACTGAATCAGGGTCAACTTCTACCCATTCGTGAGTTAATACGAGGCTGTTAGTTATATAGGTAGTAAGTTCGGAACTTGGTGGATTATTATAATCTCCTGCATCTTTAGGAATCCTTACCAAATCTCCGTACACCCAATTACCATTAAGCGACATCCCTCTAAATCTTATCTCTCTCATACTGTATTTGTTTTTAGTGGGTTTGTTGATATGGTAATATGCTAATCATTTTTGTAATTGAATTAAATTAACCTCCATTGGAGATTCTTGCTTATGGGTTCTATAGAAATTATACACTTCGGAAATCTTTGAATTTGAATTGACTTTTATTGTGGGGTTGTAAACTGCCCAATCATCAGGAGATATTTGATAGCTTGACTTAAATGTTGCCACAAATTCAATTGGTTCTTTTTGCCTTTCCAGTAGGTCAGCTATCAAATTAATTGCCTGCAACCGTTCTTTGCCATCCTTATCTCGTTCAGAAGCATTGCTCCATAAATCAATAAACAATTGAACCGAATTTATTAGCGGCGAATCCATATCAACTGAAAATGTTCTTACCATACTACTTATTTATTTTAAAAGGTTATACAATGGTGGTTGTTTAAATAATGATTTTATTGTAAATACTTTTGTGTAGTCTTTTTTGAATAGACCTTTATAAGTATGAAAGGTATCTTTTTCTGGCAGCAGGTCGTCTGCACTTTGGTACTGTACCCCATACAACGCCCCATTAAATATTTCAAAACAAAAACCATCAACAAAATCTATTGAAGTATAAAGCCCATCGTTTTCAAATATTTGTTCAAATTTCATTGCTTTTATTTTTATTGTTTACACCCCTTGAAGATGGTTGTTTCTTTGTTCAAGTAGTTCTGTTTCGTCAATGGTGGAGATTGGCGCAAATAATATTTTCCTAAACGATTGAGGTCTGCCGTTAAGAGTTTTTAAATACTCTGCTATTTCGTAGCAATCGCCCCATTTTGAACATTGAGATGCTGTAACAATCTCTCCATAAACGGGAGTATTATTATATATATCGGGAGATTGAAACCTGTCATCAATGCACATTACTTTCATAAAAATAAAATTTAAGATTAATTAATAAAGCCCCCTTGTACCTTTTTAGGATTTGGTTTTTGGCTTGTAGTTTATATTTATTTCTAACCCTTCGGAATAACACTGTACCCAATGTTCTATATGTACAGCAAGTTGCCCTCTTTCTTTTTTGGCTCTTTTCATAGCCTTTTGGTATGTAGAATCTTTTATCTTATACCCTTTGTTTACTCTTTTTTCTGCTTTCATAGCACAACGTTACAACGTTATTGCGGAATAACCAAATAAATTTTAAACTTAACCGTGTGTAATCGTTTATAGAGAAGGGAAAACACCAATAAAAAAAAGATAACAACCTATATCCAATTATGCAAGTAGAGGGTTATTGGAATAAAAAAAGCCCCGATTAAAGGGCTTTGTAAGTATCTGCTACGTTATATCAGCAGCCCGTTAGTTTGCTTTCCTAAATTCCACATAATACTCACTACCTGCTTCAAAGAAGCCGATACATTCAGGATTAGTAATGTGCATTTCAATTTTACCGGAAGGTGTCCATTGACTAAACGACTTGTTTTCGTCGCTACCATTTACAACCGGAGAAAGATTTACGTTGTGATTGTTGTTACCGAAGTCAGTAACGGAGCCAACTTTGAATTTGGCAAGGATTGTTTTACTCATTTTGTAATTGTTTAATTGCTTATACGGCGAGATTACCGTACATCAAAAGTAAGCAAAAATAAAATCCCACGCAACTCCGGCATACCATGCCTAAAGGACAACGGCCTCCTAAACCATCCCGAAACCAATGCAGGTTTTTACTTGCCATATTAATTTGCTTCAAAAAACAATCCTTTTACTTCCATACACCTATCCAGCCACAATCGTTTTTAAGCCTATATATCTGCCCATAAATAGACTTTAGCTGTGTATCTGTACGTTCCTGCACTCAATACAGAGAACGGGCGGCTATGACCTTTAAAAGAAAGTGTAAATAAAATCGGGTGTGGGGTTAACCTTTTCAAACTTCAATCCAAATCATAACCAATTGACAATAAAGCAATATAGAACAAGTACTATGTACGCAAGCTCTTTCAGGTGTGCCCCTACGTATTTAGATGGCGTACGTCAAAGGGGTTGTCGCTTACTGTTACTGGGTCGGCTGCTAAAACATTCCCCCGTTTAGCTGGCTATGTAATTGTTTTCTATTGTGTTGGGTATTGGTTTGCGGTTTGATTAAACTGTTATTGTAAGGCTATTACAGGCTATTGGTTAGGCTTTTAGGTAAGGTCTGACTGATTGCTTTACTTGCGGGGTTAAGGGGTTAGGATTAACTGTTTGTTGGATATAGTGTATTAGATGTATTGGGTTAGTGTGGGTGAATGGCTGATAATCAATACTATTTTCCATTGGTACAGGTTTATTTACCGTTCATGGAGTTATGTTACCGCTTGTCACAATAGGGTTGTAAGGGGTTATGTGGGAATGTATCTTTGTGTAACAAACTGAAACAATTATCTACACATCAACTTTAAAAACTTAATTAACATGGTAGAATTATTTGTACCAATTCATTTAAAACTAAATAAACTTTATTCAAAAAACGAACATAAAATGCCTGAAAGGCAACCATTTACAATGACAAAAAATATTTTAATTGTTTCAAACGAAACATTCTACGATGAAGAAAGAGAGTTATTTTATACCTACGTTGGTAAATCTGCCCCAAAAAGAGAACTCCTAATAACCGCTTGGGGTAAAACTAAGGAGGAAAGTAAAGAATTAGCAGTTAGTATTAAGTATGTTTTGGAAAGTTTAGAGAAATAGGTACAATTTAATTTGTTTTATAACAATTACTATTGTATATTTGATGTATGGATAAAAAACTGAATAGGGTTATAGGTTATGTAAAACCATCTGGTGTCACTCAAAAGCAGGTTGGTATAAAAGAACCTCCAAAGGTTGCCGAAGAACCAAAAGGAGAAGTTGATTTGCTGGCAGCTATTGAAGCAGCAAAAGGTAAGGCTAAAAAAATAGTTAAATGGATAAACGAGCATGAAGAGTTTAAATGGGGTGTTATGTGTACCAAACTTAAAATTGATAGGGGTAACTTTCAGAGGACTTTAAACTCCAACGAACCTTCGATTAAAATTGAACTGGTTTTGCAAATTGAAAATTTTCTAACCGCCTACGGATATGCCGGATAATATTTTAGCATACACCCCAACTTTAGGATTGGTAGAAAGCCACGTAGGTATTTATAAGATATATGTTCTTAGGAATCCGATAACCGAAGAAATATTTTATGTCGGGCAAACTAAAATGCCTTTGGAGGTAAGGCTTAGTGGTCACATATCAGAAACAGGTGCTAATCGGGAAAAAATTCATTATATACAAGCTATTTTAGAGACAGGTCAAAAACCAATTATAGAACCTATTGAAACAATTGCTACAAAATGCTATATTGATACAATGGCAGTTAATGAAAGGGAGATTTATTGGATTAGGTATCATAAATCATTGGGATGTAATTTGTTAAATAAGGCGGCTACAGCACCAGACACTAAATGTAGGGAGTATCACGGGTATTTATCTGCTTTAAAGAAGGGGGAAACTTCGTGGCATTATTATTACTGCGGAAAAACAGCAGCAGGGTATAAAGTTTATGACGAGGCTAAATTAAAGGCGGACGGATTTAGGCTTAGGCGGGAGGATAAACCATCAGATATATCAGAGGCTCATAGGCAACGAGCAGAGCATCCATACAATCCTTTTAAGTATGAAAAGAGTAGGATAAAACTCGGTTTGCAGTCTAAGATACACGAAAACGATGTTTATATCCCGTCATGTGCGTACACACCACAGCCATTATGGTCAGAGGAATTTAGGAAAGGAATACCGCCTTATAAATCACAAAAAGTAGAGGCGTATCTTGAAATGCAAACTGATGACTGTGATTACGAGGATGACGATTTGGAGTTAGATATGTCAGATTATGAGCCACTTTACGATGATGAGCCAGACCACGAAGATGAGGATAAAACATTATTCTTCCTATCGGAATACGAACAACCAGAATTGTATTATGTAGCAAGAACATTAAAAGATAGGGCATTCGATGAAGTAGCAGATAGTATGTTTAATGATTAAAAATAAGTAAATGACAACGTACCAAAAATTAAAGCAAGAAGTATCTGACCTTAAAAAATAAATACCATATATAATGGAAATCGGAAAAAGTATTGATGCAGCCTTTGAGGAGTTTATGAAAACAAGTGATTTTAAACAGATTGCTGCAAGAAAAGATAGCGAAGGTGGGAAATTCAGGATGCTAAAAACCAGATACAAAAGAAAAAAACTTGACTGGCTTGCCATGCTTAATGTTTTAGTGATGTACGGCTATGAGATTGAACTAAAAAGAACAAGTAGAGGGTGGGCGGAAGAAAGGGGTAATATTTAAATTATGGGCAGGCGAGGTGGTGTAAGTGGTAGCACACAGGGTATTTTACCACAAATGACTAAAATAAAACAACCATGACATTACTTGAACAACTTGAAAATAAGCATATAAATGCAATATTTGATAATATAACGGATGACCACGGGGAAACTTTGGGTTATACATCTGCATCCACTGCCTGCACCCAAATAACCCTACAGGCTATAGTAGATGAGTTAAAATGGGCTTTAAATGATAATACATCTGTAAGGCAAATAGGAAATAAAATCAAAGAAATTGAACTATTAATTAAAAAATAAAATTATGGCAAAGAAATTAATCAGCCTTTCTAATGATTACATAATAGAAGGCAAATTTAAAGAAAACAGAACACCGATTGATGGTGGTAGTTCGTTACCTGATTACATCGACGATACAAAGATATTGTGCAATGGAAAGGTAGTAACTGAAACTGTTTACTTCCATAAACCTATCTACGGCATTGATGGGTACGGTACGGGTAATTATTTAAAAATTGAACTTACCGTAACCGACATTAAAGCTCTGTACAAAGAAATTGAAGAAATTGAAAGCAAAAAAGTTATAGGTGAAGTTTATGACGACTTACCTTTTTAACCCACACACACACCTAAAGCATTAAGTTGCTAACCCTCTACAAGCCTTCTAAAGTAATACTTAGGGGGCTTTTTTACGTGTGGGGTGAGAATGAAAAAACTCCGGCATAGAAATACCAGAGTTACATTTTTGAAATTTTAACCACTAAAAACTACCCTAAACTTAAAAAAATAAACCATGAAGAGACACCAAGTTAGGGGATATTATTTGAAATTCAAAATAGTTTCTGTTGGGCTGTTTGTTCTTTAAATCTTTTACAGGCAGCTTCGTAATACCCATTTTTAATATCATTTTCACATACGATAGCTTTACGGTTTTCTAAATAAGCCGCTGCTGCCGTTGTGCCACTTCCTCCATACCCATCAAACACCAACTAATTTTCATTGCTATATGTTTTTATTAAATACCTAAATAAGTCAACTGGTTTTTGAGTTGGATGGTCGCTTTCATTTTGTCTATCTCCATTACTAATATCAATTACTGATTGTGGATGCCTTTCACCATTATCGTCATAAGCCTGCACTGTACCTTCAGTAGCAAATCTGCCATAATTAGTTCCGTTTCTGTCATGCTTTCTATTAAATTTTTTTCTGTTCCCTGTTCCTTTTTGAGGGTTGTATGTTGGCAGTTTTTTATAAAAAACTAAAATGCTTTCATGGTTTCTCATTGGCATTCTGTTTGCATTTAAAAAACCACTACCAAGTCTTTTATACCAAATAAGGTCATATCTAAACATGCTTCTATTGCTATTTATTAAATCACTTGCAAATGGCTGTGTAGCAAAAAATATAAAGGCACAATTCTCTTTACCTACTCTTAACCATTCAGGCCACATCTTTTGAAAGTCTGGAGCAATATCCCAATCGTTTTGGGTTACCCCAAAAGGAGTATCCTGTAAAAATAAGTCAACTGCCCCATCCTTCATTCTAAGTAACTGCTCGTAACAATCAATATTCAATAACTCTACTGCCATAATATAAGTTTAAAATAAGGCTTGCTGCTTCCCTATGGATTTAAGTGTTTCTATTGTTTTGGTGGCTTTTATTATTACCTCTGTTTTGTTGGGCGGTAAAGGAATATCCAACCAATATTCCATCTCTTGTGTTTTTCCATCAGCATCTTTTCTCCATTGACGCTTACATTCTTTTCTGTTGGCAAAAATATCCCGAAGCCTTCTCCCATCAATATTATACTCCCTTTCAAGCTGCCTTGCAGTTAATTTATTGCCCTGATACATTAATCCTAAAACAAAGTTACAGTGCCGATTGAATTTCTCTCCATTGTCTTTTAAATGCTGTTGTGAACTTTCGTTATTTTCAGCTTCGTGTAATAGGCTCATTGTTATTTGATTTAATTGTAAAGAATTACCGTTACTTCTCCTTCTCTAAAATCATCGCTGGTTATTATTCCGTCTACCAATGATTTTTGAGCAGCACTAAAATTTTTCCATTTTTCAGGCAGGTTATACTCCCCTTTTACTACAGCTATTGGTTGAGGATAACACATACTGCCGTAGCTATACCCATTTTTATTAAGCCAATTCTCTGCTGCATAAAATGATTCAAATGTGCCTTCTTCTTTAAAGGTTTTAGTTTCTTTAGGTATTCTTGCTTTGGATGACATGGTGTTTACTTATTTAATAGTTTAAAAAATGTTTCTCCCCCTTCTACCTGTATTTATTGTGAAGGTGGGGTGTTAAGGGCGGCACTTCAACCGCAAATAGGCTATCTGTTAATTTTGTTCATGGGTGGTTTTTTAGTGGTGTTGTACCAAGAGTTTTTAGGGGAATGCCTCCATTTTAATTGTTGCTTGTGAACTGGGCAATTGCTCCATATTATTTTTTCTTTAGTATCATCGTTCCAAAAATCAATAAAATCAACTACTGCCCGCCACGTAATTTCAATATCAACATTTGTTAACCCGCTAAAAATATCCTCCCGTTTATCAAAATACATTTCGATGATTTTTTTACATACCGGCATAAGCCAATCCCATGAGGTGTGATATTTGGCTTTCCCTGCATCTATTTTTTCAGTCCAAGATTTTTTACCATTATATATATCCCATTCAGGATTTGGCTTATAAAATCCGTTGTACTTTTCCTCCCATATAAACCCCATAAACTCTGCTATAAGTTTATTCCCTTCAATAATTTCTGTTTCTTTGTTCATGGTGTTGCTCATTGTATTTTGTTTTTATATTGTTGTGGTGTGGGTTAATTTGGTTTGATTGATATAAATATTTCTTGAAGATTAGGAAGTGCTGATACCTTAAATCTTTTGCCACATATTTTCTGCAACTTATTAACCTCATCATTCATTAATATAGGGGAGCAGTAAACAGATAGCTTGTTTATGTTTTTATTATCAGGCTGGGTAACTCCATTTCTATATATAAACGCATTATACCCTTTTTCTTTTAGGTGTAATAGTAGTTCATCATAATTAGTAGGGGGTATTTGAAGTATGGCACTTAACCATTCAGAATTTGGCATCTTCCCTCCGTTTATTGCATGGCACATATTGTTTTGTTTTTTAAAAGTTTTTCAATTTCAGCATCCGTTAAACCTAATAACCTGTCAAGTTTTGTTTCTGACACTGTGTACTTATAAATATTCATCCCTTTAATTACGTTTTGGAATACCAGTTCGTTGTTATCAGAAGCGAATTTTATAGTTAATGGTACTATCATGCTTGTTCGTATTTATTTTTATCAACCAAAGCCCTTTCATGTGTATCAATAACATTCTTTGCTGCTTGTATGGTGGCTAAACAAATGTAGGATAACTTTTTACCATCTTTAAATATGGCATAGTTCTTTGCATGGTAATAAGCGTTATTCTCCATTACAATATCGTAGCCTTTATATTCTTCTTTTCTACTCCTGTACATCTTTATGGAAATTTACTGAATTTTTTATGGTCAAACATTTCCTCCTTAACTTGTGCAAACTCTTGTGGTGGCTCTGAGTGTCTGTACAGCCCCATCAGGTTTCTGTTTTGATAAACTTTGTTTTTAGTAATACCTAACCTCAAGGCTAACTTTTGGTCACTCATACTTCTATAGTTAAGCCTTAAAAACTCTTGCTCTGCTTCTGTTAATGTTACTTCTTTTGGCATTGGGTTATTTTGAATATTTTCTAATTACAGTTTCTAAATCCGAATGGCTAATACGATTAACCTTATACCTTTCATTTTCTATTTGAGATATGGTAAACTCATCTGTTTCTGATACAAGAAAAGACCTGTACTGTTGGTAAGCTAATCCTGTTGGGTTTTTATCCATATCATTATTACACCATGTACAGCCAGCCCTGCAAGTAAATTCGGAATACCTCTGTGAATATATAGCCCTTGATACAAAATGAAGGTTCTGTATTATCGTATTGCCTTGATTATCTTTATCTTTTAAGCCATAAACCTTACCACAGCACACGCATTTTACCTTCCCCATAACTGAATCTCTGTTCCTAACCCAACGGCTAAACACTTCATCCGCTTTTACCATAAGCGATTTTAAGGCGATTTTAGGCTGGTTATTTTCTTTTTGAGCATTATGTACCTCTCGGCTATTTTTATTCAAAATTTGAGCCTTGTATGAGTTTGTAGCCTTATTTGTAGCATAACGTGGTAATGAAGCCAGTTTTTCGGGCAAACAAGATTTACCAGCGTAACCGGCATAACCCATCTTTTTAGGCTTACCGCATCCGCACTTACAAGGTTTAGTTTTTATCGTGGAGTTAAAAGCCATTAGTTTATTTTTATTAAAAATTCATAAAGTTTTTTATTCCACCTTGCATCAGACAAGGCGTTATGTTCATTTTCTTGCTTTGGATATAATGGATGGTCTTTAGCCCATTGCTGTGCTTCGTTATAATCTTTTGGATACCATTTATCTCCTGCCGAATGAGTGCCTACCCCTACTGATAGAACCTTATCTGCCGCATCGTCAATATATTGCTTTAAATCTTTGCAATACATTGGGAAGCCTTTTGGTAAATCAATCATCCTGCCAAATAGCGAGCAAAATAAAACCCAATCGTAATCTGCATAATAGCCATAAAATTCAAGTTCAGGTTCTGCCATATTGTGTAGAAATAATTCAGGGTTACAGAAATGTTTTATTTCTTCTGCAATCTGCTTGTTTGATTTACCATTTGGGATACACTTATGAAAATGTTCTGCATTAATATGATTACGCTTGTCACCGCTTATTTCTTGTGTGTACATTGGAATAATAACATTTTTCTGCACCCACTCATCAGCATCTTTATACCGATATTCATTACTGATAGCATAATACTCTCTGCCTTCTTCGGCAACAATACCAATAGAAATCAAATCAATAAAGTGTCTTTTTTTACCAAATAAAGGCTTTTTAAATCCTTCAATAAATTCTGTGTCAATAAAGTATTTCATAATTTTTATTTTTTTATCCTATTAAAATATTAATCCAGTTAACTCCAAAAGAGAAGTAAGGGTTAACGTGCTAAATGCTCAAAACGGGTAATTTGTTTTTTCACTGCCTCTTTCATTGTATCTGTAAGTTTTAGGTTTAATAAAACCCATCTTAGGTATGACATATCTTCTACGTCCTTTACAGGGTGTCCTTTGTATTTACCAAAAAAGAATGTAGGTTCTTTCCCCTGCGGAATATTCTTTATGAAAGTATCGCATTTCATACAACGTGCTACATTGTTGTTAGCCTTCATTTCTGTGTAGTAATCAGTTCCAATGTCACCACACTTTGGGCAAAGTAAATCTTGCATAATCGTGTTTTTTATAGTTAATAATTAAATTCAAATCTTGCTTCTGTTGCTTTCCTTATAGCCCTTTCAATGACTTCATCTGTTGCGTAACTATCCTTATAATCTATAAAATATAAAGGTTTATACGATTGCTTTGGGCTATGAAGTAATAAAACAGCTTTTGACTGTGTTATACTTTTGACAACATTATGCTTGGCCTTACAGCTACAATATATTCTTTTACCAGCTTCATCATATTCTTCAATTTTACCGCACTTGCTACAAGCATAGTATTGGGAAGGAACGTAAACGTTGGTAGGATTAGTATTAGGTAAACCAATTAGTTCAATAACATAACAATCAGAAAGTAATGCTAACTTCTTACATTTTAAACTCTCTTTATAATTTAAAGTTTTAGGTTTTATTTCGGCGTAAATCCTGAAATCAGGTAAATAAAAATCAGGCAAATACATTAACCCATTACCTAAATCAAAACCTTCTTTTTCGTATTCCCAAGTTACACCTAATTCATCAAAATAAACTGCATATCTTGCTTCAAGCCTTGAGCGAAAAAGATGATTACCGTATCTTGTATCAATTGCTTTTATCATAATTAAAATGGTAATTCTGTAGATTCTAAATTATCGTTTTCTTTGTACGGTTTCCAATTTTGTTGTGGCGGTACTATTGCCGGTGCTGTTTCAAAAGAAATATCTCTTTTATTAAGCTGCGCTCTCAATGGGTCAATTGTATTAAAAACAAATCTCCTAATATTGAAATTCATTTCAAATAAGAAAAATCCTTTTTTACCTACTGTTTTTTGTCTGCGTATTTTTTTACTATGAAATTCGCAAGTAGGGTTAGGGGGGTCTGATTGAGCGAAAGGTCTATGGTAAACTAAAATATTATCCATTTTGTTATTCCACATAGCGCCATCGTTAACATCAAACACATCAGGGCATTCATAGTTACCATCACCTCCTTTTTTCATTAACTTAGGATGAGCTATTATCCAAAAATAAACATCATTCATTTGAGCAAACCTACCGAATATGGATAGTACCCATTCAAGATATTTATCAGTCCTACCTGACTTACCATAATCATTTGTCATTTGGTTAAATGGGTCAATATCAACACCATCAATTTTCTCCTTAATTATCAACTCTAAAAATATTTCCATTACATACGTTGGCGTAGGTTCTACATCTTTGGGGTAAACATAAAAAATATGCTTTGAAACCCAATCATAAACGTATTCATAAGTCTGTCTTGAAGGTCTATTAGGATTAGCAGGGGTGCAATCACAGCCTAAAAGTATTTCAACATAATCATGGTAGTATTCTTCTGGTGGGTTATCTTCCGGCGAAAAGGATGCAAATTTTTCCCCGTACATAAGCACTCTCATACAATGATACCATTTTTTAAAAGAAGATTTACCGTAGTTACCTATACCAGTAAGCAATGTTATCTCGCCTCTTTTGGGTTTAAAATGATAATCAAGCTCTGGTATAGAAAGTCCATCAACCCTGTTGTATCCGTTATCGTACAAATCCATTGCTTTATCCTTAACATCAACTCCGTAAATAACATCCTTCGGTCTAATCCCTTCGTCAAAAATTGTTGGGTCAAGTTTTATTTCTTGTCTTGTAACCCTATCAACTAAAATTTCTTTTTCAAATGATGCACTACCATATCTGGCTGAATTAGCCTTATAAGCACTCCTAATTGTTCGTTCAGCCTCTTTACTTGAAAACTGTGAGTTAACTAAAAATTCAACCCCTATAAAGTGTACACATGACATTTCGTTTATACCGAACTTGCAGCAAGCAGATGCTAATTTAAAAATAAAATTATTGCGCTCTCCGGTAACAAACGCTTCGTTTTTATTTGAAAGCCAAACTACAAGTTTTTTAAAAATATCTTCTTCATCAAGATTTACCTGTTGTTTTTCGTAAACTTTTTCCGTCTTTTTTATTTTACCAAATACCTTAGATTCTTTGTTGATGTATATTTCAGGGTCGTAGCTTTCATAGCAAACTCTCGATTCATTTTTACCGCTATCGTCACAAGTAGGGAAAACTTCTTTTAAAGCAGCAAAATGTTCCCTATGCTTTCCCCCATCTGCTATTTTTATGAGTATTTTTAACCCATTACCAGAGGGGCTAACCCAGCAGGAATAAACAATATCTTTGCTTATTATTTCTGTTTGAGCATCCCTTAAATTCTCAATATTGTCTAAATCCAAAACAATAAAACCGCTATGCTTAGTTAAACAATTATCCTTCCTTTCTTTTGTAAATGTTCCACTAAACAATACAGCCGGTAGGTTTGATTTCAAAGATTGCCTTTTTTCCTTATCAATAGTTGTTCGGATTTCTTCGCACAGGGCTTTACTGTTACCTTTGGCTATACGGTCTAATGCCTTATCAACCTCTATGTAAAAAGGCTCTTTTGAGTAAATATTTTTAAAAACAGTAATCATGCAGTTCTTTTTTTAGCAGCCTCTCTTTGTTGAAGTAAATTCTTTTGATAATCGGACATTTCAAACTTAACGGGCGATGTACCTTTTTTCTTGTACCAATGATACCAATGTCTTTTTAATTCTTTCAAATCTTTAAAATCATCTTTTATTTCAAGTTCTTTCAAAAACTCATTCATTTGAACAAGCAACAAAGCCTTAGTTAATCCAAATTCCGTACACTGTTTCATTTGCCATTGCTCCGATATTAAGAATTGCCTTTTTTCGCTTTCCCATGTTCCATTGTCCAAAATTTCAACAATCGGCTGTATTAATTCTATTTCTTCTTTACTTTCTAATTCTTCTTTTATATGTTCAATTGGCGTTCTATCATTGTTCAATTGCTGTTCAATTGCTGTTCTATTGCTGTTCAATTGCTGTTCACTGTTATCCTTTTTAGATTGATAAGTATCATAATTACAAACAGTTACGATTGAAAAAGTGCTGTTCACATCTATTTTTATTTGACCTAAATCCTCAAATTTTTGCATTTGCCTATAAATCGTAGAACCAGATATAGAAAGTTCTTCTTCAGCTTTAATCCTGCCAAATATAAATTGCCCCCTTTCAACTTTAATTGAACTTACTCCTAATCCAACCTTTAAAGGCACAAAAGAAGCCTTGTAATTAGCCTTTAAAAGCATCCATACCCATATCTTTAATGAAACCGGATTAGCAAAAGCATAGCTATCTAAAATACCACGGTGAATCTTAATCCAGTCTGACATATTGGTTTAAAAAGTCAATGGCTTAACCCCGTTGCCGTTGCAAAACAAGTTATCTCCCTGTGAAGGTAGAAAACAAAGCAACAGGGTTAAGCCCGTTATAAAAAATTAAATGTATGTTGTAATTGAAATCATTGGATAACTTGTTTTGCTGGAGTAAAAGTAATACTTATTTCTATAAAACCAAATAATTCTAAAAGTATTTTTTAAAAATCAGCATTGCTCTCCTTGTTGGGATAGGTTAGAAGTATCGGTTGGGTACATTTCATTTAACCTCTTTTTAAGCATTCTTACGTGACGATCTTTTTTAGTTTCTTGTAGTGATTGCCAAAGAATAAAATAAAAGCAGGGGTAAAAGAATAATACCCACCAGTTAACTTTACCCACGTAGCATGGTACAATTGAAACTAAGGTTATAATGATGTATGCTATGTTAGTTTCTTTACTAACCCAAATTTTCTTTGCCATGTTTATTTATTGTTTTTTAGGTTTAATGTAAAAGATAGCTATGGTGTAACCGTTTAAATATTTTTTTGTCAATGATGTAAATTCTTTCAATACCTCAATAGGTTGAATTAATGATTGATAAGTCTCTCCCCCATCTAACGTCCAAACCTCAATAAAGTGTGTTGCTCCTTCCATTAGTTATTTGTTTTTGTATCTTTTTTATCTATGTGCTTGAAAAGTGATGGGATCGAACCAAAAGGCGACTTTCGTCTTTTCTACAACCATTATCTTTAAGATGAAGGGAATCGAACCCTTGACACTTCCACAGTGACCGCTGAGTCGAACAGCGTACCTACCAATTGTTAAATTTCAAGACACATAGATAAAAAAGAACTGTTTTTTAAAATTGATTGAAGTACTGTGTGGCTATTTTCCTATGACTACTCTGCATCCGGCGTGGTATGGGGTACAACTTATTTCACCAAAAACCCACCTTCGACCACTCAATTGTTATCCTGTTGTTTTTCTCCTTAGCTTTCGAGTAAATAGCTGCATTTTTCATTGGACACACAGTACATTTCAATCAAAGTATGCTTGAACAAAGTTTAAAAATATAAAATACAGTAGTTGGATGTACTGGTTCACCTATGGATTTTCCAGTCGTTATTACCCACATCCCAATGACAAAGAGGATTAGGAAAAACCAATACACCCATACTACTGGTAAAATAAAACCATCTGGACGATATGGCGGAATCGAACCTGACCACCTCCTGCCCCGATAGGTCAATTAAACCTATCGGGCAAGTGTTACTACCTAATTAAACTAATATCGTCAATTTAAAACATTAAGTACAATACAAAGAACTAAAATACTGGCTGTCCATTTCTAAGTGGAGTAAAAATCCATACGCTCTTACCTCTGAGCTACATCTTCATCAGACGGCACTTTTCGATTGTTGCGACCTTATGGGTATCTTACCTTACAATAAACAAACGCACTCTTAGCAGTGCTGCACATCTTATACTCTTTTATTGAGCAAATTCCACTGTGCTGTTTATCTTCAGCAGCCAATAATTTAAAAGAACTAAAATAAATCTTTTTGCACTAACCTCTTACCTGTTAAAGCTATTTAAATAATTCAGGTTGAACAAATGATGATTTAGGGGGAACTAATTCTTTACCTTGATTACTTTGCTCTGCTACATACTCCCTCATTTTTGCTATTCCTTCTTTATTATGCTCTGTTACATTAAGGCGATAGTTAGTCCACGTAACGCTCTGCCCGTATCTTGATTTACCTTCCATGTGAGTACGGCTTACTACCACGCCAAATCCTTTTTCTATCATCCTGCTAATTTCTCTTGGGCAGTTGGTAAGCCCTATAAGGTCAAAACAGTTCTTTATATTTAGAACCCTTCCATCAAGTAAGGCTTTGGCTAAAGCGGCTTTGGCTGTCATGGTGTTTTTGATTTCTTTTCACAAGATTAGAACAAAGATTTGAATTATGCAAATTTATTTAGAGAAATTTAAAAAAATAAAAAAGATAAGAATTATTAGGATTATTGAAAAAAAGGTTTTAGGTTTGTTGAAAATTATGAAACAATGGAAAAAGAGGTATTATCAATTCCTGAACAAATAAAGGTTGCGCTGGATGGCAGAACTCAAAGATGGTTATCTTTTGAGGTAAGGATACCAGAGCAGGATTTGTCCAAGAAAATAAATAACGGCTTGGCGTTTACTGATGCCGAAATAAAAGACATTGAAAATAGGCTAAAATTTAAAATACAAAAATGAAAATAATAAACCTTACAGAATTTAGAGCAATGCCAGATGGTACTATATTCTGCAAGTACGAACCTTGCAACTTTGGTGAACTTGAAATAAAAGGAGAAACATGGGATAGCGACTTTATATCGGCACCATTAACAGGGTGTATTGAAAGCGATAGTGGTAGTGATATGTTCGATAAGTTGTTGCAGTACGAAAAAACAAAAGAAAGTTTCCCTTTAAACGTAGAATATTATGGCAGAGACGGCTTGTATGAAAAAGACCAATTGTATGCTGTGTATGAAAATACGGACATTGAGCAATTAATTAGTAGGCTAAAACAATCGCTAACGTAAACGAATAAATGCTCAACGAACAAGCCATAGAGTTATTAACCCGAATGAGAAACCTTCTGCTTACCTCTACCATAAGAAAGCCATACGGGTATAAAAACATTTGGGAGTGGAGAAAATCAATGCAAGAAAAAATTAAGTACATAAAACAAAAAGAAAAGATACAATGATAAAACTAAAGCCACAAGGCGTAAAATTAATTATCCATCCTATTGAAAAGGAAAACTTTAAAACAGAAGGGGGGCTTGAAATAGTTCAGATGGACTTACAGGAAGGAGAGGTAATGGAAGTACCTGATGAACTAAAAGATATTTATGCTGTAGGTGATATTGTTCTGTATCCAAAAGGAGCAGGATTAGGTGTAATGTACCAAAAGAAAAGTTGTGTATTTTTAAGTGGAGAAGGAAATAACAAAGGCGATATTATTGCACTTATAACTGATGAAAAATAATGAATAATCCAGCAAAAATTTTAGTAAAGTACACTACAAGAGGAAGGGTTGACCGTTTTTTTGATGGCATGGAAAGCATTTATAACAATTGTGCTGACTTAGATAATTTAAGAGTTTTAATAACTGCCGACTTAGATGATGTAACTATGAATTGCGAGGCGGTTAAAATAAGGCTTTTAAATTACAAAAATGCTAAAATAATCTATGGTACAAGTACGGGGAAAATAAATGCAATAAACCGTGATTTTGATAAGCTGCCAAATGGATTTGAAGATTGGGATATAATTGCCAATTTTAGCGATGACCAGCGGTTTACGATATTTGGTTGGGATGAATTAATACGGACGGATTTTAAGCTAAATTCGCCTGATTACACTCACTTCATGGCATACTTAGATGTTGACACAAAAGGGGCTTTGAGTACTCTTTATATTGCTGGACGCAAATTCTTTGATTTGTTTGGGTTTGTTTATGACAATGTGTTTTTAAGTCTGTTTGCAGATAACCTTGTTGAAGATTGCGCCAAACATTTAAACCTATTCCACTATACCGGATATACAATTTATCAGCATCTTCTACCAAGCTATGGGCATTTACAGGGAGATGAAATGTGGCAAAAGCAACAGGAAGTTGGGTACAGCATAGATATGACTACATACCACGATATAATTAATAAAGGGATTCCGGAATATTTAAAACAATTTGGATTATGATAATTGATTTTTCCATGTACGCTTTTAAAAAAAGAGCTGCTTATGTAAAAAATGTTTTATCCCAAAGTCAACCAGAGTTGGACTTTAAGGCACTTGAATACATGTCCCTTAAAAAGGGAGACTATAATTCAGCTATTTATGGGATATATAATATTATTACGAAAAATTTATACGTAGGGTCTACAAATAATTTTCATAAAAGGTTTGTTGGGCATCAGAATTGTTTACGTACTGGCAAGACTTATAGGTCAATACTAAGCGACCTTAACAAAACGGGATTCGATAGTTTCTTTTTTATAAAAATAATGGATGTAGAGCCTAAACAACTGATTGAGGCTGAAAATTATTGGATAGAATCATTGGGGGCGACTTATAATAGCAATAAGGCGGTGGAATTAAAGATACCAATAGAGAGCAAAAGGAGAGCAAGGGTTGATGGGATAAAAACTATGGCACATTATAGTTCCCCTGTAGTAAAGTATGATTTTTCTGGAGAAGTTTTGAGTGAATATACAAGCATAAGAGCGGCAGCAGTTGAGCATGGGGGTAAGCATTTAGCATATCTTATAACTAAAAACTGTAGAGGTAAAACAGATTCAGCTTTTGGGGCAGTGTGGAAGTATAAGAATGGAATGACATTACCTAAGCCAAAACATGTAAAGCAATTGGTTCAAAAGGCAATTGTTCAAATAGATGCAGAAACAGGGGAATTTATAAAAATGTGGGAATCCTCAATTCAGGCAGCAGAGTTTTACGGGCTTAAGCCGCAATCAATACGGTATGTATGCGAAAGTAAGAAAAAAGCTGCGGGATATTTATGGAGGTATGCAAACTTGAAAAACTTTAGATTATGATACAACAGCCATTACTTAGTATATTGATACCTACTGTTGTAGGAAGAGAAGCGGAAGTCGAAAGGCTTTTGAATAAAGTAAAAGGCGGCTTAGCATGGAAAGAGGTTAAGATTATTGATGGTAAATATGAAAGACACATTGGGGAGTGTTTAAGTATGCCTATATGGTTTGAAATATATAAGGATGACAAGTCGGTAACTATTGGAGAGAAAAGAGAAACAATGTATAAAGGGGCAAAAGGACTTTATTCTTGGCAAATTGATGATGACGATGATATAGCGGATAATGCAATACAGCTAATATTAGAGGCTATTAAAAGCAATCCTGAAATACCCTGTATAACTTTTCGTGAACGGTGCATGATGAATGGGGAATACAAAACATCCAATCATTCGATTAAGTATGATTGTTGGAGGGACAATTGGGATGGCTATAGTTACACAAGAAACCCCTTTTTTAAGGATGTGATAAGGACAGATATAGCAAAGTCAGTTCCGATACATAATGTAAGGTGGAATGAGGATGAATTATTCTCCAAAGATATTTACCCACTCCTTACCGATGAAATACACATAGACAAAGAACTATACTTTTACATTTACGAACCTAAAGACACACACGAAGAACGTTACGGCATAATCCAACCAGCACAAAGAAAAGAAAACAGCGAACCTACTAATTATTGAAAATGGAAAATATTAATAAAGCGGTAATAATAAATGCGGGAATTTCGGGGTGGTACGGGTTGGGTAGCAAACGGTTAGCGAAGTCATTAAATTTTGTAGGATGGGCAGGCGAAACAATAATCTACGCTGACGAATACCCCCCAAATAGCCATAACCATAACGATATTCCTTACTACATGAAGATAGCTGCTTTTGAAGAAGCGATAAGGCAAGGATTTACTCATATCCTATGGTGCGACAGTTCTTTTTGGGCAGTTTCAAACCCTATGAAAATGTTTGACATTATAAACGAACAAGGATATTGGTTTTTTAGTACAGGGTATAATTTAGCACAATCAGTAAATGATACAGCCCTCCAATTTGTAGGTAAGACAAGAGATGAAGCAGAACAACAAACAGAATGGGCAAGTGGATGCGTAGGCGTTAATCTTGAAAATCCATACGGTAAAGCCCTTTATGAAAAATGGAAGTACTACATGGATGCAGGATTAAGCAAGGGAAGTCGGCTACATGATAACCAAAGTTCAGACCCACGATTTTTGTTCCACCGCCAAGACCAAAGTTGCCTTAACTTAGCCATTTGGGAATTAGGATTAAAGAACGACAGAGTGGATGATATGGTGTCTTACAAAGGAACTGGTTACAATCCTGACAAAATAATTTGGTTTATTGAAAGTTTGTAGTAACTTTATATCGCAGTTCAGTTTATGAAAAAATTAAAAATCTTCCTGTCATTTACATTGCCACTTCGCACATTTGTGCAGACTGGACTGCCTTTGTATTTGGCAGGTTGTTTTTATTTATGGAAAAAGAAATATGGAAACCTGTCATAGAAAATGATGAATATGAAGTGAGTTCAATGTGTAGATTTAGGACATTGAAGCCGTGTAAAAAAGGAGGTAGCCCTAAAATACTAAAGCAGCATATTTGTAAAACGGGGTATTATTGTGTAGGCTTATATCAAGGAAATGGGAAACAAAGAGTTCGAAAATCTAATAGGCTATTTGCACAAGTATTTATACAAAATCCATTGAAGTTGCCACAGGTTAATCATAAAGATGGTAATAAATTAAATAACTCATTAGATAATTTAGAGTGGGTTACTAACAAGCAGAATAGTGAACATGCGTGGAAAACAGGATTAATAAATAGGCAATTTGGAGAGAAAACAAGTAAAGCAGTATTGACAAATAAAGATGCTATTGATATAATTAATTCTAATAAAACAGATAAAGAGCTTGCTAATATATACAATGTTCATTCGTCCACTATAAATAATATAAAATGTGGCAAAAATAGGTCGGATATTACTAAGGTGCCGAGAAGGTTTAAGGAAAAAGTTAATGTAGGTGTTGTGCTTAAAATATTTAATTCAACCAATGATGATGCGACTACAGCTAAAGAATATGGAGTATGTAGGCAACATGTAAACGCAATAAAAAGTGGCCTTCGTTATTCAGAAATAACAGGCAAGGTATATCAAAGAAAACAAAAGGTAGCTACAAAGATAACACGAAATATAGTTATGGGAATAAAGAGTATGAGGCATCTTAAACTGAAAGATTCGATGATAGGGTTTAACGTATCTGAAAGTGTTGTAGTAAAAATAAGAGCAGGAAAATTTGACCATTTAATTTAAAAATATGATTTCTGTACTTTCAGCGACCGGCAATGAATTTTATTCATACCCACTACCGATAACGGTTTGGAGTTGGTATAAATTGGGGATTAAAAGCATTGTGTTTGTTCCCGAAAATAGTGGGGCTAAAATAGCATTGGCAAAAGAATATTGCAATGGGATGGCTGATTTTTATACTTTTAAATGCGAAGAAAGAAAAGAGGCTACTTTTGCACAAACAAGTCGATTATTTGGTGCTACAGTTGAAGGGTTAGATGATAATGAGGTGCTGATTACGGGAGACGCTGATTTAGCTGTATTTGGTAGCGAATTTGAGCAGTTTAAAGATGGGAAGGTTCGGATAATTGGAGCTGACTTATTAAGTGAAGATATGAACCAGTTCCCGATGTGCTTTATCGGCATGTCTGTTAGTAATTGGAAAGATATATTCGCCATTGGTAGTGATAATTTGCAATCCGCTTTGGATGATACAGTAGGCAATTTGGAATCAATATCGTTTCGTGGGGATTTTTGGGGGTACGATCAATGGTACGCTCACCAAGTGATAACAAGAAGCGGTGTGGATATTTTAAAAATACCACGGGCAAAACCGCCGGAAATGTTTGCCGTAAGGCGTTATGACCGTGATGACCAATTTATATTAGACAGGCTAAACCCCGATACCATTGACTTCCACATGCCCCGCCCCGGATATGAAGAAAAAAGTCACCATATAATAATGACCATATTAAAATACCACTACCCAAATGAAGATTTTACATGGGTTGACCAGTACAGAAATGAATACTTAAAACTATTATAAATGAATACAGATATACAGTTGTCTTTTGGACAAAGGGTTGACCCTGAAAATGGATTGATTGAGTGCTGGTTTACTCATGGCTGTTTAGATTGGATAAAGCAACAAGATTGGAAGGATAAAAATATACTAATGTATGGTGGCGGTTTGGGAGATGCGTGGCTTGCCTCAAAGTGTAAAACTTTAACAGTTATTGAAAGAAGGGGTGAGTGGGTAAGATGCCATGCCGAAAACCTTACTCACGTAATAAGAACGTGTAATGATTGTAGCGGTACACAGGATTATTATACTGAAATACCAAGCGACAAAAAGTTTGACATAATAATCAATGACGATGCTTACAGGTATGAGGTATGCGTGGTGGCTGAAAAGTACTTTAAAGAAAATGGTGGTGGTATTTTAATAACGGATAATTGGCAACAATCGTATGTATTTATGTGTCCGGCAGCAGAGGAGTTGCTAAAATTATACGAAGCACATATCCACGAACAAGCAGACCATTTAGATAATGATGGGATTAACAAATGGAAAACTGCAATACACTTTATAAAATGACAAAAACAGTAACACATATTGATTGCCCACATGACTGGATAGGCACAGACGATTATTCAAGTCATTTGCCTTTGCTATACCTTGCATTAAATAAAACAGATGGGCATAGTGTGGTGGAACTTGGTAGTGGGAAAGGTTCTACAATGATGCTTAAACAGAAATGTAAAGAGCAGAAAAGGAATTTTTCAAGTTATGAGAATGACATTTTTTATGCAAAAAAACACGATAATGTCATTACTAAAATAACTAACTATATGAACGTTTACTTGCATAATCCAAGCGTATTGTTTATTGATTCGGCTCCGGGTGAACAAAGGAAAGATTTAATAGAATTACATAAAGATAATGCAGATGTTATTGTTATTCATGATACAGAGGAAGGGGCGCAAAATATTTACGGCATACGTGAGGTTTTAAACTCATTCAAGTACCGCCTTAATTACTACCCAGTAGGTAATCCCGGAACAACGGCTTTGAGTAATAAAATTGATGTAACTAAATGGGTAGACTGAATATAATTTTTGATTCAAGAAGGCAAGAGAAGTATGAACCTTTGATGAATGAATTACGTGAACAAGGGATTGCGGATTATAAGATTTGGGATTGTGTGATGTTGCCAAGTGTAGTTGATTCCATAGCAGAAAGCCATAAGATGATAATAAGGGATGCGATGGAACAAGGGCTTGAAAAGTGTTTTATAGCGGAAGACGACTTGATGTTTACTTGTAAAGGGGCATGGGATTACTACCTAAAGAATATGCCAGATAAGTTTTCGCTGTATTTGGGCTGCACATACGTTTTACCGATAAGTAACAATATTGTTTGTGGGTTTCATCTTTACTGTGTGTATAAGGATTTTTACCAGCAAGTGCTTGATGTTCCACGTGGACAGCATATTGATACTTATATGAATGAACTGAAAGGAGATTACAAGTACTGCTACCCATTTCCTGCATTGCAAAGAAGCGGATGGAGTGCCAACAATAAAATGGAATGCAACTATAACTCTTTATTAAAAGATGAAGATATTTATAAAGGATGACACCTTATATTACTTATAGAGAAAAAGACGATAATGGGGATTTGCAGTACTATATATTGCAAAAGGCTTTCCCTCACATGGTAGGCAGATTAGTTACTTTTCCAATAGAAGGAGCGTTGGCTAATGAAGCTATTGCAGGGTACAATCTTTGGATAACATGGAATGGTTGTTTGAGGGGTAATGTAATCCCTAATTATACGAATTTTGATAAAGAAATAGCCAATGTATTTTTCAATATGTCGGCATGGTTTTATGCCGAAAGGATTGTGATGGATAAAAGCAGATTTAAAAAATTTAAAATAAATACAGATGCTAACAGCCCCGCTTGATGATGTGATAGTTAAGGTTAAAACCAAGTACATCTCAAATATTACAACTCTTTTAAAGCGTTCTGCCATACAGAACAATGCCAGCGTTGACCCTTTAGATTTCGTTAATATTACGGGAGAGATAGTTTCAATTCCAAAAGCAATAACCAAAAGATTTGATTACGAAGGCTACAGTTTGGAGCATATCAAAGTAGGAGATATTGCAATCTTTTCTTACCATGTAATTGGAGAGCAATGGATAACAGAAGACCAAAAGATAGAGTTTAAAAACAGAATATGGTATGATGGGCAAGAGTATTTCAGATGCAATATCATGGACTTGTTTGGGGTTATAAGAGATGGCAAAGTAATTATGTTGAATGGGTATGTAATGGCAACGCCTTTCCCCGAAAGCAAGATTATAGTAGCCGCCTCAATGAAAAAAACAAAAGGTGTTGTAAAATCCGAAGTAATGAATATCGGCTACCCAAAATCAAATAAAAAGTGCATAGATGCAATGCAGGGAGATACCATACTTTTCAATCCAATGGTTGCCCAAAAGTACCAAATAAACGATAAGCCATTTATAATCCTATCCCAGCACCATATCATGGCAAAAGAGGCTTAAAAAATATTTCCCATAATATTTCAGAAATAGTTTAAATTTGGCAAACTTTTCTGTACATGGACTTAAATCAGGCATTTGATTTCTTGAATTTTTGGATAAATAAGAATTTGGGAGCGTTCTATACGATTCCTGAATTAACCTCATTGGTAAATAATGCACAGATTTCCTACTACACTGATATAAAGCCTAAGTACGCTACATCAAACTTAATTAAAGAAATACTTGCCCCATTTAGAGAGGAGTATGAATTTAACCCAACCAATACCGTTTCAGGCATTATATCCGTTCCTTCAAACTCAAATTATCTTGACCTTTTAGATATTCAAATTCAATTTCAAATTTCAAATCGAACTGTTTACGCTCCCATAGTGATGGTAAATGAGGATGAGAGAGCGCAAAGATTAAATTCTCAAATAGAGCCGGTTACAGCCACAAGCCCTGTGGGAGAGATTATCAAACCAAGATTTTTCAGGATATACCCATTAGGAGGATATACAGGTAAGGTTACTTATTTTAGAAAGCCAAATGATGTTGTTTTTGGATATTCTGTAATATCAGGCAGGGTTATAGTTTATAATGCCGCAACCTCAACGCAGTTAGAATGGAGAGCAAGTGAGGTTATTCCTATTTTATTAAAGGCGTTGGAGAGTGTAGGTATTAACCTTTCAGCAGCAGATATATCAAACTTTGCAGAACTAAAAACACAATCCAATTATCAAGGAGTAAATAAATTATAAAGCTATGGCAACCATAAAAAAAGGCGGCATAAAAGAGGCTTTAGCAACAGCGATGCCTACAGAGGGGGGAGAAAATGAACCACAAGTGGATAGAAAAATAAGAACTGATTGGAATAGTTTTTTGGATTACTTAGAAAAATCAGGGTTTAAAGGTAAACCTGATTTAGATAAAGGTGGCTATGGGTATAAATTATTTGATGAATATGTAAAGCAAACTCCCGGCACGTCTTTAGGTAGGGATAAATTACCTTTAATAAGAAAAGAACTTTTGAATTATAGAAATTGGGCATTAGAGCAAAATAAATCTACAGCCCCCGGAACAATGAAATTAGCCGCAGGAGTGAATGAAAATAATTTTATGAGGCATGTTATTGAAAATGAAAAAACAGGAGACCCTAATTACCCCGGTTCAAACTTGACAATGATTAAATTTCCTGATTCGTATTTAAAATTTGTGGATTTAAATAATAATACTTCTACAGTGAAAAATCAGGGATTTGCTGCAATAAAAAAATGATATGAATCAGTAAAACCAAGTAAATAATGGCAGTAATTACTATAGGGCGTATGAGCGAGGAGATACTTAAAATGTTAAGTGGTGGCAATATTGCGGCTGCTTCTAATATCTCTTTGGCTGAAATGAAGATTAGTATTGGTCAGGTATGCAATCAGTTACTAAAGGTGGATTATTTTGGGGTGAATGAAAAAATGGGAGAATTGATACCTAATGGTTCTGTATTGGGGCTTTACGAAGATATACCAGTTATAAGTTATAACGGTAAAAGTAAAGCTACATTACCAATAAAGCCATTGAAATTACGCCGAAATATGGGCATCTTTGCCATCTATCCCAAATATGAAACAAGAGATAATTACGAATTGGATAAAGAGTTTATTCCTTTACAAATGGGGCAGGGTGGTTTATTGAAATCGCAGCCAATGATTAATGATTTAATGGGACAGGTAGGTTATGAAAACTTTGGAGATACAATAATTTTTACAAAGGACATAAAATCAATGTTCCCTGATGTAGTAGTGGCTATGAGATTAGCAATAATGGATATTAGTCAGTACGGAGATTTCGATGCTCTACCAATCATCCCCGAAATGGAATGGCAGATAAAGCAAGAAGTTATTAAATTATATTCAGGTATAGGTATCCATGATGCTTTGGTTGATAGCACCATTAAACAACAAGAGAATATTCCAATCACCCAACAAAAACAACCATAATGCAGGGTAAAACCTATTTTATATATAGATATGTAAGATTAGACACAAATGTGCCATTTTATATAGGTATGGGTACTAAGCAAGAGGTTAACTCTCAGGGGTATCCATTGTATTCTTGGCAGTCTATATACGGTAGGGCTTATTCTAAAGATAGAAATTATGTATGTTCTGGCATTATGAATAAAGTAAAGTATGATATAGAGGTGATGTATGAAACAAGCGATTTATTTCATGCAGAAGAAAAGGAAAAAGAATTTATCAAAATGTACGGTATAGTATATGATGGCACAGGAACTTTAACTAATTTAACAAAGGGGGGAAGGAAGTTTGAGCCAACAACTAATTATTCAGCAAGGAGCGTTTCGGTTAGAAAGAAAAGGGGTAAATTAAACGGCATAAATAGTAAAGCTGTTTTTATGTATGATGCAGATGGAACGCTTGTAGATTCTTTGCCATCGGTTAATGGGTTTTATAAAAAGTACAAATTTGGGGATAAAGATGGACAAACTATAACCGACAGTATTAAAAATAAAAGGTCAAGCTATGGGTACTATTTTTCATTCTCAAAATTTGATGTACTCGACTTAACTGAATACAAAAAAAGAAGTTTTGATAAATACCCCATAATAAAATACGTAAATGGAGTTATATCCTATATTTATATGTCATACTCGGAAGCATCAAGGGATTTTGGAGTTAGTACAAGTACAATAAAAACCAAGATAAGAAATTCAGAGAAGATAGGTAATTCAATTTTAGTAAGAACAAAAATTCATCAGCTACATAAATTTTCGTTTCAATGAATTTAACAACAATTGATTCTATTTGCAGAAGATGGTTATTGGAGCGTGGACTTCCGATACACTATTATTTTGAGGCATTGTTGCATAGTTCAGCATCGTTACGAGAATTATCAAAAGACACACTTAAAATAATAAATACGGCAAATTTGCCTGTTGGGTCGTATGGTCAAATAGATTTGCCAGATGATTTTGTTGATGATGTTGGGTTGTTTTTTGACATGGGAGGTACACTAAAGCCTTTACCACATAAATCTACCCTTAATCCATTAAGGGTTCATAATGCAACAACGGGGCAGTTTGAGCCAAATACTACACCCGAAAGCAATAATAGCCAAGTAAGTGGAGTGAATTTTTTTGGTAGTTCAAGATGGATGTTTTTTTGGAACGTCAACGAATACAATGAGCCAACGGGTAGGTATTTTGGAGCCAACGGGGGAACTACACAAGGGTATCAAGTATTTAAAGAAAGAAGGCAGATACAGTTGTCAGGTGGGTTTGAGGATGGCAATATGGTATTGCAGTATATCAGTAATGGGCAGTCGATTGATAATGCTACACAGGTAGATTGGATGGCTTTTAAAGCAATACAGTCGTATATAGATTGGCAAAGAAGTCCAAATGCAGCTATTAAAAATTCACAAGAGGCATCTACTTATTACAATGAAAAAAGATTATTGAGGAGCAACCTAAACGAAATGACAACAGCAGACATAAGAAACATAATTCATCAATCATTTACAGCAGCATATAAATCGTGATAGTACAAGGCGAAACAAATGGCTCAATAAAAAGCGTGGCATTGGAGATTGCTGGAACACTTACATCCTTCGCTTTGTATAATAAAAGCGGTGGAGCAATCGTGTGTAGTGTAGGGTTAGTTATTTCAGATACAGATAGGTACTTGTTTAATTTTAATTTGGCAGCAGTTAATACAGCAGGGAGCAGCGCTTATCAGGAAACAAATATACCTGTAACAGTAGGCACAAAGGTTTTACTTGTAGTTAGTGGGGAATGTGATTATTTTTTTAATATTCAGTAATGGCGTTAACAGATATAACTTTAGATAAAGGGAAGGTAATAGTAATATTATCTGATAGCTATTCAGGAATGGTGGGTAGTGGTGTTTCATTGAATTTTGGTACAGTGCAAAGGGTAAATCAGTTATCAGATAAAACAACAGTTGGGCAATCCGTTTTGTTTGATATTGAAAAAGCAACCCCGTTTATGATTATTAGTGGGAAAACATTTTATTTAGTTGACGAAGCAGATATTTCATCATCAGAAGTAATACCAGTATAATGCCAAGTGAAAAAAAATACTTTGCGGATGAAAACTCAAACGGATTAAATGCCGATGATGACTTGTTTTTAATACCACTAAATGAGGTAATAAACATGCAGGATTGCCGTATAGGTAGTACTGATAAAGGTGTTACAGGTACAGTAGAAAGTGTTGGAGGGACATTGTTATTATCAACTCCTTCTCCATCAGTTTCGTTTATTGAAATTGGTAGCGAACCTGACGAAATAGGGGATAGGATTTTGTATTTTTACTACAACTTAAACACAAGCGAACATAAGATTGAGGTTTACGATAAAACAGCAGGAGTAATTTATTTAGCCTTATTATCATCACAAGTTGATGGTGGCTTAAATTTTAATAAAAACTACCCAATACATAGTTGCAGAATAGTAAATGGCATAGCCTATTGGACAGATAATTATAACTCTCCAAGAAAGCTAAATATTGATGCTGCTATAAAAATGAATAATCCGTCTTATTCAACTAACGAAGCAGCATATACAAATCCTTTAGAGAAAGATGTTATTTCTATTATAAGGAAGCCACCATCAGTACCATTATTCGCTAACAAAACAACAGATGGAGCAATAACAGTTAATAATGTAGCTGATTTTGCAGGGCAATTTTCGTGGAGATATATCTTTAGAGATGGCGAAATTAGTGTGTTAAGTACTCCATCTAATTTTATAAATTACAATAGCATTACAGATACAGGTAATACCATTGCTGTGGTAGCGATTGATGCTACAGGTGCAATAGCAGAGCATATCCCACAAGATGTACAGCAGGTGGATTTTTGTGTACGTTACGGAAATAGTGGCAATTTCTTTGTTATAAAATCGTGGAACAAAGATGTAGCTGTTCAGGCAGCAGAAATAGCAGCGCATAATGCAGGCATTGACCCATTGGATGCTACTTTTTTAAATGACAGGATTGGGATTACATTAGATTCTGCTTATTCAGTAAAGCCTTTTGATAGTGTACCTTTGTTGTCTGAATGTTTGGAAACAGCATTGAGTAGATTATTTTTAGGAAATAATCTTACAGCATACAATACCCCTGTTTTAAGTTCTTTGGCGGCTACTACATTAACAGACACTAACCATGCTCCATTCCAAAACCCAATATACAAGGCAGCAGGTATTTATAAAATAGGCATTGTTTTTAGAGATAGATATAAGAGAGTTATCGGAAATGTTGTAACCAATGATTCCCTTAAATTTCAAATACCTGACAGGGATTATAATGCAACAACCTATACGAAAGTAATTGTTTGGACAGTATCAAATGCAGCAGCAATAGATGAAATACCAGTTGAAGCAGAGTATTACGAAGTAGTGATAACAAAGAATTTGCAGACAAGATTTTTTATAGACGGTAAAGCCGCTTTGATGAAGTACGCTATGAAGGATGCAACTACAGGCATAATAACTTATTCAGATACTTATTCAAGTGGGGCGTACGGTTTAGCAGTTGATGTTAGTTATCTGTTTACAGAAGGTATAGGATACCAATATCAATCAGGTGATATTATGAAGCTATACAATAGTGCAGGGGGTACGATTTATTCCTTACCACTCATTGACCAAGATGGTAGTTATGTAATTTCAAAATTAGAAAACTTAGGTAGCTTTGCAACACAGCCAAATATAGTATTTAATATTTACACTCCATATAAAGAAGTAGGTAGTGACCCATTTTATACATACGGAGAAGTGTTTGCAATCAATAATCCCGGAACAATATCAAGAGAGTATTCTACTTTAGGAAGTCAAATTGGAGGAGATGTGTATTTGTTTTTACGGTTTTCTCCAACGGGTACTTATACAGCAGAGAATATGTCACCAAGTCCAAAACATTGGAACGAATGGTTAGGGTATTGGGGTGAAATAAATTTCAATTTTGTATCAAAGCAAGTTAGAAAGTACACAGCAGTAGTATGGAGCAATGTGATGATACAAGGAACTGATACTAATGGGTTAAGCAGCTTTGATGCGTTAGATGAAAAAATATTGCCTATGGATATGGGCATATTGTACAAATTGCAGCAGACATCAAAGGTACAGGAACAAGGAAATATTATGTTGGCTATAGGCGACCAATCAACAGCTTCACTTTATTTAGGGGAAGTTCAAGTGGTGGGTGCTTCCCAAAACGCATTTTTGGCATCATCTCCAAGTGTTATAGGCACAGTTAATATTTTAAAAGGAGGCTTTGGCACATCAATGCCAACATCTGTAGCAGAATATAGAGGAACAGTTTTTTGGTTTGATATAAATAATGGGAGGTGGATTCAGTATGCAAGCAATGGGTTATTCCCGATTTCAAATTATAAAACCACAAGGTTTTGGAAGCAGTGGGCTATTAAGTTTTTGAGCATGACAAGTTCAGAAATAGAAGCATTCGGCAACAGGCCATTTGTGTTTGCTGTGGTTGACCCCGGACATGATGAGTTATTAATATCAATTCCTAAACTTGCTAACGACCCACCAAAAGGGTACATACCGCAATATCCAACACACTTTACTCCATTTATTACAGAGCCTTTAGTATTCCCTTTTGATATATTGGATTTTAGAGGTAAAACAGTAGTGTATGATTTGAAGTACAGCAGATGGAGGGGTAGTTTTTCTTTTATACCCGAAGGGTTTAGTGTACTACAAAATCAACTGTACACATTTAAGTTAGGGCAGCTTTATTTGCATAACCAATCAGGAGTAGAATGTAAGTACTATGGAGTACAATACAATCCTAAAGTGATGTGTATTTCTAATATGATGCCACAAGTGCCTAAGTCGTACAATAATATAAGTGTGAGTTCAAATATAGTTCCAATATTCACATTGTTTTATAACCTGTACCCTTATCAGCAATCAAGTGATTTAATAAATTATGATACAATAGCTGATTACAGAGATATAGAAGGAATATGGTATGCTAATATTAAAAGGAATAATCTTGTGCCAACAGAAACAGGTTACACAGCAACAGGTTTATTGACAGCAGAAAAAATGAGAAATGTAGCTATGATGGTTATGTTGGAATTTTCAGTAAATAGTGTACCTTTAGAATTAAAATTTGTAGATTTCGGATTTTCAATATCACATGGTCATATACCTAAAAACTCAATGCAATGATAGGTTCATTAATAGGGCTGGGAGCCGGAATAGTAGGAGGCATCGGTAAGATGATTGGCAGAAAAAAAGCTAATCGTCAACTTGATGAACTATTGGCTAAAGACCCAAAATATACTGCAAACCCCGAAGTGGCTAACCGATTAGGTTTAGCAAAAACTTTACTTAATGCACGTATGCCCGGTGCTGCTGCTGCCGAAAGAAATATTTACGGCTCACAAGCCAATACGGTTGCTAACGTTACCCGTAACGCTACTGATGCTAACCAAGCCCTTGCTGTTGCAGCAGGTGTAGGAGGACAAACCAATCAGGCTTTCCAAGATTTAGGACAACAAGAAGCACAAGATTATCAAAGGAGATACGGTAATTTAGTTGGCGCACAAGATGAAATGGTTCAAGAAGGGGATAAGGTTTTTGGCGACCAAGTGAGAAGGTACGGTAATGAAGTTCAGGTAAGGGGAGCGCAAAATCAAAACAAGCAAGACAACTGGCAGGATATTTCTAACCTCGGTTTTGGCATGGCAGATTTCTCAATGAATGGAGGATTTAATAATATGTTTTCAAGAAAAAGGCAGCCACAACAGCAGCAGCCAAGAGAGTTAACAGGAGGTTACAAAGGCATTATAAGATAATTAAACATTAATAACATGGCATTGGACTTGTCTGGATTTACCTCGGAGCAGCAAACCTTTGGAGGGTTATATAAGTTAGGAGATAACTTAGAACGTGACCGTATGCGTAAAGAGCAGACGCAACAAAAGGATAGTGCCAATAATTTAATGAAATCTAAGTTTTTGGAAAACTATTTAGACCCTAAAGAATTTTTAACAGGCACAATTAATGACCCTTATGTAACTGACAGGCTAAATAGTATTTTACAAAAAGGCTCAGCATTAGCGAATGAAAAAGGAGTTGATACTAACATGATGCAAATGGCATTATCTTCTGATGTAAATAAGCTGATGAAGGAAACCCAAAACATAAAAGAAATTGAAAGGCAAAGAAAAGAAAGTTTTGATTTCTTAAAAGGGAAAAAGGGAATTGACCCACAAAGGTATAATGAGTACTTTAAAAAATCAGCATACTATAATGCTGATGGCACTTTAAAAGATTTATCAGATATAGACCCAACGAAAAATTATGCTGATGAAACATTACGTTCAGGGGATATTTATACACCAGAAAGCATAGATGAATTTGTAAAAGGAGCAGGCAAAAACACCTACAGCACAAGATTAAAAGTTCAAAATGGCAGAGGAGGGTTTGAAGATAAAAGCGTTTCTGTAACCGCTCCTGCATTTATGATACCTGATAAAGATGCAGCAGGTAATCATGTTGGGTTTGTACCAGAATATGAAGTAGCCACTTCTGATGGGCAACCTGTTTTACATGATTTCTTAGGTGATAAAGGGGAGAAAGTAAAAGCCCCTGTAAGAATGGTAACAAAAGATGTGTACGCATCATTACCAGTAGAATCAAAAGCCTATCTTCGTCAAGAAGCAATAAAGTATGCTAAACAACATGGGATAGAACCAAGTTCACCAGAGGTTGATAATTTCCAAAGAGCATTGGCTTATGACGAAATTAAACGTTCTGAAAAACAAACATCTAATTTCGTGCAAAAGGAAATACAAAGAGATAATACTATAAAGATATTTGCACCAAGACAGCCAAGACAAGCAAGTGATAGTCAATTAGCAACAGAAGAATCTATTAATAATCTGCATAAAACTTTAAATGATACACAGCCTGATAGTAAAGGGGATTTAGATGTTTCGCAATTACTTAATGGCATTAAACTTTTGAACAAGTATAATGACCAAATAGTATTAAAAAGTGGTAGCTATAATCCTAAGACAAAAGAGTTTACTATACAGACAGATAAAGGAGAGGAAACGATGCCTTACCATAGATTAGCTACATTGGCAGCAACTGCAAACCCCGGAACTGATATGAAGTGGCTAAAAGGATTTAAGACTTATGAACGTGCGGCAGATGCAAATAACAAACCACCAGAAAAGAAAAAAGCAACACCATTACAGAAGGTAGCGGATATTTTTAAAAATATTTATTCGCCCAATAGTAAACCGATTGCGCTTCTTGTGTTTGCTCATAAGGATTACTACCAAATACAGCGTTCCCACTTTCAGATATTTTATTATTGATGTAATCAATCCTGTCGGTATCTTCTCCTAATACCGTACCTAATATTCTGTGAGTACCTGATAATAAACCAGCACCAGCATTCCATATCCCTTTACCAATATTACCTTGAAGGCTTTCGCTTGGCAAATCCCCTGTTTCAATAAATCGTATATCCTTTTGTGTAAGTCCTGTTTTTTCTGCAATAATTTTTAATGCTTCTTTATCCCCTCCGCTTGCCATCATTAACAATGGTTCTGCGTCCTTTCCCAACTCTTGCACCAATCTTTGCGCTACCCTTTTTTGTTTTAATTCAGGAAATTTATTGATTGAGTTTTTATTAGCTTCATTTATTGCAAACGCATTTTCAAAGTACGCATCAGGTCTTTCATTTAATGGGATGTCTGCATATTCTTCTTCAAGATTAGCGGCACGTATGTTAAGCCCTATCTGTTCTTCATTTAATTTATCTTCATCAGTAATTGGTATGCCTTTTTTCTGCAACCTTTCAGATTGTAGCAACTGTTCATCCCCAACTAACTTGCCGTACTCATGTGCTAACTCTTTATTATTAGCATCAGGCTTTATTTTTTTTGCATACAATTTAGCAAAGTAATCTACTGACCTTGTTAGTTTTGATTTTTTATCTTGTAAAACAGCAAGTTCATCGTAAATATCTTTTTCAGTCTGCGGAGTTTCAGCTTTTGCTTTACCTTGTAAATCTATTGGTTTAGCAATTGCCATATCCCCTCTTTCGGGATTATTTAAAACTTTATCTTGTTGTGCGTTTTGTAGTTTTGCTTTTAACTCACTCTCTTTTGTTTTAAAATCTTCAAGCCTCATTTGGTAATAAGACTTTAGTTTGTGTGCGCTTTTTTGTACATCAGTAAAAGTTCCTTCTCCTAAATCAGCTTGCTCTATTCCGTTAGCGTCTGCCAAAGCGTTTGCATTTTTACTTACCAATAATGCCCTATCAATACTTTCTTTACCATCCCCTTCCATATCAAATTTAAGATATTCTACGGGATTGAATTTATCAGCACTTGGCTTTTCTGCTAATGCAGCTTGCTTTGCAGCTTCTTTTTTCTTTGGTAATTCTGTTTGTACAAATTTAATATTGTCTGCTACTTTTGCAGTGGCTACTTGTTTAGCTTGCTTGTCTGCACCTGAAAGCATATTGTCAGAACTTGGAGCGTATTGTTTTTGCAAATCTCTTGCAGAGGGAAAAGAAACCACTTCTGCTTTTTTTTTTACAACTCCTGTCTTAATTTCAAAATCTTCATAAGATGGCAAACTCGATTG